CTCGTGGGGTCCGTGACCGCGCTGGCGTACTGCAGAGCCATCTTCTGCGCGTGGTCGAAGACCTGGCTGTTGCGGCGGCTCGAGCTGGCCTCTGTCACGTCCACGAGCTCCGCGAGCTGGGCTGCCTTGGCGCCCCACACTTCTGCCGCCGCAGCCCGCAGGTTCACGGTCCCGTTGGCGTTGAGTGTCCGCGCCAGGAACGACTCCAGGCGCTCGTCGGTCCAGCCGTCTTCCTGGTCCGGCTCACCGACCATATCCCGGAGCCGCGCGAGCTCCTCTACCGTGGCCATGCTGGCTCCTCTCGTGGTCCGAGGAGGGGCGCGGGCTGACACCGACCCGGACGCGCGCCCCTCCTCGAAGTTGGTACTACTACTGCGACTCCAGCGCGGCGACGCGCTCGTCGTCGGCCTCCAGTCGCTTGACGAGGTCGGCCTGCGCCCCACCCGCCTTGTACAACTCGTCGGCCTGGGTCTGGTCCATGCCCGCGTCCAACGCCTCCTGCTTGCGGACCTTCAGCTCCTCCTGGAGCGCCTTGTACGGCCACTCGTCGTAGGGCTTGTCCGCCAGCGGATCAGGGTTCTCCTGCTCCACAGCCATCTTCGCGTTGATCTGCTGGACCACGGCCTGCTCACCCACCAGCGTGGGGGGCCGACGACCCTGCGTGATGTCGTTGCGCTCCACGGCTTCCCGCTTCGCGCGCTCGACGTCATCGTGGCCGTCCGCCCGCGCCAGCATGACCCACTTGTCGCGGTCGATGAGGTACTGCCGCTCGTCCTCGGTCAGCGGCTTGGTGAGATCAATCTCTCGACTCATAGCCCACCTCCTACAGCGGCTGCGTCGCGTACTGCGACGGGATGGTGTACGCACCGACGCCGATCTTCATGACCACACCCGCACCCCGGCGACGGATACCCGTCCCGAAACCGCGCTGGTAGATCGCGTCCTGGAGCGGGTAGTCGTCCCGACGACCCTTCACGAGGCGCAGCCCGCGCATCTGCGGGTTTCCGTGCTCTCGGAAGCCGATGGGATTGCCGGTGTTGTCCGGGCCACCGGTGGCGAAGCCGACGACGTAGCCCGCCGGGATGTAGTCCTCCTGGACGACAGTCGCCTCGCCGTACGAGCCGATCACCGTCATGCCCCGCAGGGTGGGCGCCGGGAGCTCTGCGGTACCGCCGCTGGGGGTGCGCAGCGTGATGGGGAGCAGGAACGACGGCGTGTTGCGCGCGGGGATGAAGTCGAACAGCGCCGTGCCACCGTTGGCGATGGAGCGGTACTGCCGAACGACGTCTCCCTCCTGCTTGTTCACCATGATCACGATGTTGGCGCCGTTCGCGTTCGTGTAGCCGTGGTGCGCCATGTGATCGATGATCTCGTCGAGGTCACCCGAGGTGATGGTGGCCGCGCCGGACGAGAGGTAGTGGTTGTGCGTGTTGGTGAACACGTTGGTCTTGTACGGCGGCGGAACGGCCCCGTCCGCGCCGTTGTAGAACGTGTACACCGTGTACGGACGCTGGCTGATCTCCGTGGCGCGGTTGACGTTGTTGAACAACGTCCACATGATCTCCTGGAAGATCGTGTTCCGATCCGCCTGGAGCGCCATGTTGTTCTCGCTCTGGATCTGCGCCGCCGACGCGTCGACCAGGAACTCCCACGTGTAGCGGAAGGCCATGTCGCGCCAGGCGAAGTCGTAGCCCAGCCATTCGAACTTGCCCTCGGCGCGGTACGAACGCGGCAGACCACGCTCGGACGCTCGCTCGAACGTGGCGTCACTGGTGCCGGTCGGAACGCCTTCGAACGGCTGACTGACGGTGAACGTCAGGAAGTCGATCAGGGGCTGGCGCTCCGCGTTCTGGAGCTGGACCGACGCCTGGAACTGGCGCCACAGCTCGTTGGTGTCGACGCCGTCGATGGTCTGCATGACCACATCGGCGGCCTCGTGCGTGCCGTCCGCACCACCGGCCATGCCGAGCAGGTACTGGTCGCGCACGGCCTTGTTGCGCAGGATGTTGTGCGCGATGGAGCCGTCCGGCGCGATGGAGTTGTCCATCGACCAGGCCCACGCGGGGACAACGATCCGATCCCGGGTCGTGATGAGATTGCTCATGGGGTTCCCTCCTCTCACGCGCTCTGGAAGTCGACGACGAGGCGGTCGACCTCGACCGTGAAGCCCAGCGTGCCGCGCGTGCCCGCCGCTTCTGCGGTCACGACACCCGTCGCGCTGATGCTGTAGCTGGTGCCCGCGAGCGCAGCCGTCGCCACGATGACCTGCGTGCCACCCACGGCCTCACCGCGCTTGATGATGTCGACGGGCTCGCCCGCCTTGTGCGCCTTGCTCAGGATCACCACACCGACGACGCCGGTGTTGCCTGCGCCCTTCACGAGCTTGCCGCTCGCGTTGATGCCGACGCCCACCGGAACCCCGATGTCCGCCGCCAGCCAGTCCACGTTCAGCCGAGCCCGAATGGTGTCCACCGGGTCGGTCTTGTCCCACCGCCACGTGTCAGCCACGTGAAACTCCCTTCGCTATCGGAGGGCGGGGAAGATCTTGCGGAGCTCCTCCGGGGAGTACTCCTGCTCGACCTTCTTGCCCTTCTGCTTGCTGCCCACCACCGAACCGCTCTTGGTCCCGGCGGTGTCCTTCGTGTCCGTGTCGGTGGAGTCCTTGGGGGCCAGCAGGTACGGGTGTTCCTTGGCGAGTGCCTTGACGGCCTCCACCATGCCCGGCACCGTGCCGTCTTCCTCGATCTCCAGGTCATCCAAGTCCCCCACCCGCAGTGCAGCGGAGGAGTTGGCCCACGTGACCTTCGCGGCCTCGCTGGCCAACAGGAACGCATTGGTCCGAGCCAGGTTCTGGAACTTGGTGCGGAAGCTGTCCCGCTCGGAGACTGCCGCCTCGTGCTCCAGCTTCAGCTTCTCGGCGTCCGGCAGGTCTTTGGTCTTGAGCTCGGTGAGCTGCTTCTGCAGCTCTTCCGCCCTCTTCTCCGCCGCCTGCTTCTTCCGATCAGCGTTGCTGAGATGCTTGGTGACTCGGTCGAACTCCGCCTGCGACACGGTCTTGGGCTTGGACTTCGCGTCGTCGGTGCTTGCACCACCGGCGTCATCGTCGTCATCATCCGTCGTGGCATCATCGCTGTCACCAGCGTCGTCACCACCCGTGTCGTCGTCGGAACCGCCCTGCGCCAGCCAAATCGGCTGTGGACCGTCCTCGCCGGGACGAGCCGCGCGGTACCCGATCACCTGCGCGATGCGGGTCGTCTTCACCAACGTGTTCTTCATGGGGTTCCTTTCGTACGGGGCTCACAGGCACCGTGGTTCGTGCGCGCTGGCACTGAGCGCCCACTCTAGCCGGAAGACCGTGCGCAGTGGTAGACCGCCCGCGCACGGCCCTTCTCTCGATCATGCCACCCGCAGGGCTGCGGAGGCGGAGGCGAGGGAGCGCCCTTCCATCGCGTCTTCGTAGTCGCCCGCCAGCAGCCGGTCGAAGAACTCCTCTTCGCTCACGGTCTGCGGTGTGAGATAACACAAGCACTGGGGATGAGGCTTCCGGGGAACGGCGTCATCCGGATACACCCCGCGACCGAGCTTCCGACTGATGGTCTTGCTGGCCAACACATCGCACTCGTCCTTGCGACCATGGCTGCCCGACAGGTTCCAGCGCTGGCCGGTGACCCACGGGTTCTGTTCGCCGAGGCGGATCGCCGTTTGGTGGAAGGCGTTGTTGAGCTCGGTACGCCCCAATCGCTTGGCCGCATACGAGACGCCGCCGGGGGTGTTCGGGTTGATGAACGGCTTCACCGCGTCCGCGAGGTCTTTCCACGACCCGCCCTGGAGCAGAACGCGGTGGATGGCCCGGTCCACCCATTGCTTGCTCATCGCCTCGGTCTTGTACACCTGCTTGCTCAGGCTGATGTCGTTCTGCGTGCGCGACCAGTAGTGCTCCACCACGTTGCGCGCGTAGGACTGCTCAGCGCGCACCAGCTGCTCCGGCATCGTCATCCCCGCGCTGCTGAACAGGATGCGGTCGTACACCGCCTGCGTGCTGCTCGCGACGTCAGCGACCTCCTGGCCGCCCACGATGATCTCTTCTCCCAGCTCCTTCCACAGCGAGTCCAGGGTCTTCTGGAGCGCCGCGTTGATCTGGCTCAGCTGGGCCTGCCGCACCTGCGCCCCCACGCCCCCGTTCCGCGCAGCCAGCTTCGCGAGCCGACCGAGCAGATCCTGTTGTGCGTCAAGGAGGTCATCGCCCATGCGCACCAGTACCGCGCGCTCCGCGTGCAGGTAGCCCGTGAGGGGCAGTAGGGACGACGTCATGGCCGCACCGCACAGCAGGTGCAGCGCTGCCCAGGACGACGGTAGGCTGCCACCAGGAACCAGATCGGCCAGGAGTGGCGATACAGGTTCGTGCACATACGGAGGTGCACGCGGTTCACCTGACAGCGTTGACGATCAATGATCCTCATGCCGGGAGCTCCGCGTCCGCCCGCGCCTGGTCAGCCCCGTCACTCGCGGCGAGACCCAGCTCCCCCAACGGATCCAGGGCAGTGGACGCCTCGGTAGCCAGCTGGGTCTCCTCATCGTCCGGGATCTGCATCCCGGCTGCGCGGAGCAGGGAGAGGGAGGTGCGCACGCTGATGACCGGCGGAACGCAGTTGCGCAGCGCCACGATCTGCGTGATGACCTCGGTCAGGTTGACCGGCATCTTCTGCCCGATGACGGGTACCACCGTGACGGCCGGTTGCGTGACGCCGTCCACGTCCGTGAGCAAGGGCAGCTCTTCGTAGACCTGGAGCCAGAACTGCAGGTCGTAGAAGAACTGGGTCATGAGCGCCAGCAGCTCGTCGTCCTTGGCGGCGGTCGTGGCCATGATGGGCCCCAGGCGGATCTGCAGGGCGATCCCCGCCTCCGCCGAGGTGTCCTTACCCAGGGCGACGTCACTCGCACCCACGGACCCGTAGGCGCCGTCTTCCAGCCTGTCGATGTGCTCGCCGTAGGGGCTGACGCTGCCCGCCCCCGTGATGCGCCGCAGCCCGTTGGCGTTGGTCAGGACGCGCCCCGGACCCATGATGAAGTCGGTCTCTTTGCCGTTGTCATCCACCGGCGCCCCGCCATCCGTGGCGTAGACACCGATTCCTTCGAGCGCCAGCGTCAGGTCTTCATCACTGATGGACTGGTTCACTCCCGCGAACACGCTCTCGAGGCCGCGCATGTCGCTGCTGCCGAACGGCTGCGTCGGATCACCGTTCTTGTAGTGGTACACCGGGATGGACTGGATGAGCGGGTCCAGCTGCTCTTCCGGCAGGACGACGCGCTCGGGTGTCGTGAGCTCCCACCACTTGTCTGCCTTGAACATGCCGTGGCTGCGCAGGATGACGGAGGAGCCGTCCGCAGCAGTCACCTTCTCGTAGGTGAGACGGCTCACCAACGTGCTTCCGCCCTCTTCCACCTGCTCCGCGAGGTGGATCTTGACGATGTGGTTAGGGTCTTCGACATCGTAGACCGGGAAGTACGCGGCGGGGTCCACCTTGTACAGGCTGAGACGCTTGCCCGCAGGCTTGGTGCGGTCCGCCACGATGTGGAAGAGCGCGTCCCCGAACTTACCGCCCTCCTTCTTGAACGACGAGAACAAGCTGGTGAACTTCTCCCGGGCAAACAGCGTCTGGAAAGCCAGTTCCACGATCTTCGCCGGGGTGCCGGTGCCGTCCACCCGGTAGGAGAACCCCGGGCACGTGTAGCGATCAAGCGTGTTGACCAACGTGCGCGCGGTCGGGAGAAAGATGGGGTTCTCGTTGTCACCACGCAGGATCTGCTCGAAACCCTCCTCGCCGGACCAGTAGATCTGGTCGTACTTCAGGTATGCCGCAATGCGCTGCTTGTCCAGCGCGGGCACCCACCCCGGCAATGTGCCGAGCAGGGGCGCGATAGTGCTGTACTGGGTCCAGACTCCTGGCGCGGTCATGCCGGTCCTCCTCTGTGGTCGTGCCTAGCCTAGCGGCTCACCTTCGCCTTGTGCGCCTTCATCCGGCCGTCACCCGCACCGGCCAACGCACCTTCGCCGAAGTGCCCGCGCATGAAGCGCCCCCACGCCTCCGGACAGTGGTTGTCCTTCTCGAGGGGGTGCTCTGCCTGCACCGTGCCCGCCTCGCCCTTCGTTTCGGGGTAGCGGTACGCGGCGAACTCCCGGATGGTGTTGGGGCACCGAGGATCCACGATGGTGTTCGGGTAGCGATCCTCGTGACCGTGCGGGAGGTGGTCGTTGATATCCTTGAGCCACTTGCGCATCAGGTTGATGCGGATCTTCAGCTCGCCGCCCGTGTTGCCCATCACCCGCCAGCGCATCAGATTGGCGAGCGCGCTGGACGTCTTGGGATCTTCCGGGTCGGGGAACAGCTGGCGTGCCTTGGCTGCGAGGGCAGGATGGCGGGGGTCGTAGCGGCCGGTGCGCAGGTCATCCGCGATGTCTTCGTTGGACTTGTGCGTGTGGTAGTACTCGCTGATGATGTGCACACGTTGCCAGTGATCCACCTGGATGAACAGCAGCACGGTCGGGTTGGTCCAGCCGTAGTCCGCCGCCACGTACACCGGGCGGTTCGGGTCCCAGTCTTCCCGGCGCACATGCCACTCGTCATCCCAGTCCTTGAACACGGCGCCGACGTACTCGCTGAACTTGGCCGCGATCTCCTGGTTGAACATCTCCGTCGGCAGGTCACGCAGGAGCTGCTGGATGGCAGGGTCTTGGTAGCCGCCCGGGAAGATGGCCGTGTTCATCCAGCTCGGCGCGCGGAAGCTGTCCCACCCGGGATCCCCAGCCACACCCTTCATGAAGTACCGGTAGAACCAGTTCTTGCCCTCCGGCGTGCTGTTGAACTTGGCCCACCCCCGGAAGTCCAGCAGCGTGGGCGCGATCATCTGGGTCCAGATGCGTTCCTTCATCTTGGCAGCCTCAGCCATGATGACACCGTGCAGGCCCTCACCGACCAGCGTGTCCGGGTGCATGGCGCTCATGGCCTTCAGGTAGAACTTCCCGCCCCACAACGAGACCTGCATGTCGCCGCCGCGCGCGTCGTAGTACGTACCCGGCTTGTCGAACGGCATCTGCAGACGCTTGCACTGGTTGTAGAAGGTGCGGAACTCCTTCTCGCTGTCGCTGTAGCGAGGACCGACGATCCAGAACTCCGCGCGGTGTCCTTCTTCCGCGAGCAGCTCTTTGTTGAAGTACGCCTTGTACGCCTCGGGCAAGAGCTCGTTCCCGCCCGCCGTACTCTTGCCGGTGCGGCGCCCTGCCGCCACCACCAGCATCTGCGCCAGGGACTGGTGGATCCGGCGCTGTGCCGGGTTTGGGGCGTACGCCACCTTGCTGAACAGTCGTCCCTTGTCGATGACGTACGCCACGAGTCACTCCTGCGGGTTGTGAATGAACAGAGCGAGCTTCGGGTTATCGGCCAGCGCCATGGTGAGCCACGGGGTGAGCTGGCTGATGGTGATCTCTTCCCGATGGCTCTCTTCCGGCGGGTTGATGGCCGTCATGTTGGCCTGGAACCAGATGCAGTGCAGCACCTCATGCAGGAGCGTGTCCGCCTGCTGATGCGGGTGGTCACTCGGGTTGACCAGGATAACCAGCTTGTGATGCTGGCTTGCGCCGTGGTCATGCTGGTTGACCGCGCTCTCCTGCGTGTAGTCGTGCCATGTCTCCTTGGAGCAGTGGACAGTGTACATGGAACGACCGACCTTGATGTGCCCTGGCATCTGGCCCATGGCGTCTCCTCTGTTCAGAGTGAACTGTTCACTTCTTCTTCGGTCGATTGGCCTTCAACCGCTTGTCCTTCTTGGTGCCCTGACTGGGCTTCCCACCCATCACTCACCTCCCTTGCGGTGGAACGGCGGGGCGCACCACCACATCGGCGACCCCGAGCTGCGCCAGCCTATCTGCGTCGCGGACGTTGTCCACAGAGGCGGTCCCGTCTGGACCGATGTGCAGCACGACCGGCGCACACCAGCATGCCGGACTGAGCGTGTGTTCGTGATAGGGATTGCTCACGTCACCCTCTTTCGCTTGACCTGCTTGGCTTTCTTCGGCGTACCCCGCCCCGTCGTGTGCGGGATCTGCTTCTGCTTCTTGGCCTTCGGCGTGGTGGTCTTCTTGACCGGGGCCTTCTTCTTCCCCGCCTTGTCGGCCTTGGCCTTCGCCCGCGCTGCCTCCAGGGCGGCCCGGCGCTGGGCCGCGCGTGCCTGGATCTGGGCCCGCGTGAGCCCCTTGAGTGGACTGGGCATGGCGATCTCTCCTGTCCTGCCTCCGTTGCTGGCGGCGGGTCTTGTCTTGAGCCTGCCTCAGCTTCTCGGTCTCTTCCGCCATCTTCTGCAGTTCCTTGGCCAGCGGGCGCTTCCGGTGCCTCATCATTCCACCGCCATCTTCGCGATCTTCACAGCCCAGCGCCCTCGGGGAGCCCAGTCCTGACCCAGCATCTCGTGGATGATGTCCATGAGAGGCTTCTCTACGCCGTCCTTCTTCACGGCCTCCAGCAACGGTTCCGCGCGCCGCGCGAACTCACGAGCCCTGCGCTCCGAGGGGTCCTGCCAGCACAAGTCTTCCCGGGCCGCCATCACGATGAAGACGATGCGGTACGGCACTCCGACGTGACGCTGGCCGGGAAGGCGACGCCGACGACGCGGGCTCACCCGTACACCGCCAGCACAAGGGCGCTGGCGACGAGCCAGCACACGCAGAACGTCGCAAACGCCAGTACCGCCAGCTTCTGTCGCAGCGTCATCGCGCGGCCCTCCGGGCTGCGACACGGCGGCGCGGGGGAGGCGGTGTCGGGTCTTCCACGATCTCCGCGTCCACGACGTCACCGAGCTCCTGGCCGATGAGACCGTTGCGCGCACGGCGAGCGGCCTCGACCTGCTCGTCCGGGACCTGCGCCACGATGTCGTCGATGATCATCTGCCACGGGCTGTCATCCACGATCTTGATGATGTCCGGCGTCTTGCCTTCCAGGCGTTCGATCACGAACTGGGCTGCGGAGAGCCGGTCCCGGGCGGAGGCGCCCTTCACCTTGCCCGCCGCGATGGACGTCATGGTCTCGATGGCCACGAGGTAGTTGATGGACCAGAGATCCTTGCCCCGCTTCATGAGCTCGCGCATACACGCGCGGTGGAACTCGTGGGGCACCCACGCCGGAGGACGCCCCTTGAAGCCTCCGTCCTTGTCCTTGAGCCTGCCGCGAACCAACTCTTCCGGGGTCAGCCCAGCGACAAACTCCTCCATGGTCATGTCTGTCTTCTCAAGCATCTCCAACATCCTTCCCCACGCGCGGGCCGTCCGCACCTTGCCGCGTCGTTGTTGTCTCTCCGTCAGTGCCCCCGCGAAACTACCGCCCCCTTTCCCGAGATGGAGGTACGGACGGACACCGGCCTTGATGGGTCGTCGGGTCGCGCCGTGGTGCGCCACCACGGTGCCGTCGTCCAGCCTCCACCCGTCTCGGACACCGTTGTCGAACGCTTCCGCCTCCGCCGCCAGGTTCTTCCGGCGGTGGCGTTGGTGGGTGGGTTTGGTTGCCTTCGACGGGGCGCCGTCTCCCTTCAGCCCCATGGCTACCGCCCCACCTGATCAATCAGATGCTGCAGATCCTTCTTCGCCAGGGACACCGTGTACACCACGCTCTCGCCCTCAATGGCCCGCGCCGACGCATCCTTGATGACCGTGTCCATGACGAACTGCATCGCCCGCACCATCGCGGCGGTCTCCACGGTCTGGGCTTGTCGCGTCAGGTCTGCGGCCAGCGCGCGGGCCTCGGTGATGACGATGGCCTGGTTGCCGGGCAAGTCGTAGGCCTGCCCCTCCTCCAGGAAGTTGGTCAGCTTCTGCAGACCAGCGTTGAGCTTTCGGTAGCCGCTCCACGGCTCCTCGGTCGTCGGCTCAGCCACGGCGTGCCCTCCAGGCCCGGAGTGCGGTCACCAACGTCGGCACGTTCTCGCTGTATCGCAACTGAGACGCCAGGATGGCGCGTCCGTCGTCGTACACCGCCTGCTCCCACGCCGCGACGCGTTCGCCCGGCGAGAGGCCCTTCACCAGCACGTCCAGGACGAGGTCCCCCTCGTCGTCGAACACGTCGTGCAGAGCCGCCCACACCTGCTGCACGAACGCCTCGTCCATCCCGTGCTCGGGCGCTCGCTCCGGGGCGGGCTCTCCCAAAACCTGATCCACGAACTCCATTACCACTCCTCCACGAGTACGGCCTGCACCAGTGTGGCGTCGGCGGTGTGTTTGGGTTCGATGGACTCCAGCATCTTGGTCAGCGTCTCGATGCGTTCGGCGAGGCGCCTGCGGTCGGCCGACAGGTTCTCGATGACCTGGCGCTGGTTCTCCAATCGCTGGTTATACCGCGCGGTGATCTCCTCCAGCCGCGCCACCATCTCGACGCGGTCCGGCGGGCACTCGTGCTTCTTGTGCACCGACCCCGGGTCCTCCACGAAGCCGACACCAGGCGGCGTGCTGCCTCCGTCCGGCCACACCGGCTCGTGCTTTCGGATGACGTGGTCCCCGTGGTCTGCCACCACACGCTCCGTCTCACTCATGCCGCCACCGCCCGAGGCAACAGCCACACCAACGAGTCCGGCTCCAGGTCCGTGTGCTCGTCGGCAATGTCCAGGGAGAGGTCCAGGGAGTACTGGCACATGGCCAGAGAGTTCCCACCCTCGTACGTGATGAACGCCACCGCCGTGCCACCACACGGGAAGCCCGGGAGCGCCCGACAGTTCGTACACCTCACTCGGTCACTTCCTTCATGCGTTCTGCGTACACCTTCTCGGGGGTAGATGCCGGGTCCGCTGGATCGGTCGCGTAGACGAGATGGGCCTGCTCGGCGGCCACGTCCGTCACGCTGTGCGGAGGCGGCGCAATCTGACCACGGAAACCGCCGCGTTCACTGCCGCGACGCAGAGGAGGAGGCATGTGTGTAAACCGCCTTTACTCGAGACGAATGAAGAATACCACGAACAGCGTACCAAGCATTCTGTCTGATACCCGAGAGACTGGTCAAACGATTCAAACTTCCTCTCTGAACATAGGACTATATATAGAAGAAGAAAGAAGAAGAAGAAGAATATATATATGAATTGTCGAAGGGACCCGGTTACCCAGGTCCCTACGATCATGAAGACGCGACGACGTCCACCGACTCCCGCAACCACGTGCACGCCGCGCGCCACCGCGCCAGGAACGCGGGTTCGGAGAGCGACCGCGCCAGCAACACGGCGTGCCGCAACGCATCGACCTCATGCGTAGCCATCCCGGACCGGTAGAGATTCATGGCCCGCAGCCGCTGGTCCGTCACCACCCGCTTGGCGTCCGACGACTGTTGCTTGCGGCGCGGCACCGGCATCCCCCGACACAGATGGTCGAAGATGGCGTTGATGCGCACCGGCGCCAGCAGGTCCCGGTCCATCGACATCATCCTGAGAATGAAGTCTTCCTGCGCCACCGCCATCACGTCCCCCGAGGCGCCGGTGTCCATCCACCCTTCTTCCCACACGCCCCGGACGAGCCCCAGCATCTGTTCCGCGCACGCCCCGTCCCCGCCGCGAAACACCCCGGTATCCCACGCCAGGAGTTCCGGGTCCCGCCCGCCCCCGGACTTGAGCGCCAGTTGCGAAAATCCCCCGGCGCAGAGCTCCTCCAGGTCCAGCCGCAGGGCCGCCCACCCCGTCGTCACCCCGGGGTCGAAGGCGGCGATCAGCAGGCGCACACGCTCCTCATCGCTCACCTCCGGCCACCGGGGGACCACCACGAGCCGGTCCGTCATCCGCCGTCCCTCGCGATCTGCCAGACTTCCTGGAGGAACTCCGCATACCCCACACCGAAGTAGCCCAGCATCTGCGCCTCGCGGGTGGTGAGGCGGGGCTGGCCCTGCGCGTCCGCCGCCTGGTCGTACGCCACGGGGAAGGCCTTCCGCCACGCGTCGAACTGCATCTGCGCCAACGAGAACGCCTCGGCGTAGGCCTTCTGCCGACTGCGCGCCACCCCGCGCACATGCTGGCGCCACACCCGCAGCTGCTCGGGGACGGCCCCCACCGCCAGGTCTTCCTCCTCCCCGCACAACGACTCCTCGGGCGGGGCCTGCGCCTGCACTCCGAGGGGTTCTCCGCCCAGCAGAGACTTCCCGCATCGCTGCACCGCCAGCCCCTTCAGAATGCGATCCTGGAGGGTCCCGGCAGAGGGGCGGAACATAGTCCCGCACGGGCCGTCATGGTCTGCCCACTTGGAACAGAACTCATTCACCTTGTCGAACTCCTTTTTCGGGTCGCGAAAGTGTCCGGGCGGCACGCCGTCGCGACGCCAGTCATACGCTCGCGGGCTCATCGTCGTCCTCCAGAGGAACCTCAAAGTCCACGGGCTGGAACTTCCTGAATACCACGAGGGCGCTGATGAAGCAGAACAGCCACCCCACCACCGCGCTCCCCGCAGCCACACCGAGATACACCGCCGCGCGCTTCACAACCCCACCGACCCTTCATCCTCGTCCGGCTCGCCGTGCGGGTCCACGTCACTGCGATGCTCCCAGCACAGCACCACGGGGAAGCCCATGTCGTTGTACCGACACGCACAGTCCAGGGCGAGCCACGCCGTTGCCCCTCGCTCCAGGGCATAACCCAAGCTCTTCACGAACACACGCTGTCCCTGCTGGACCCGACCAGAGAGGGCCAGAGAGGACGGCGTGTCCACGAACGACATCCCCACCGGCGTCCCGTGACCCGGATACCGGTACATCGACGCAGCGTCTTCAGGCAACAGGTCGTCCCGCAACGGGAAGGGCTGCGGGGGAGCCGGGCGGGAGCGGGGCCAGGTCACCGCCAGGAGGGGCCACAGCAAGCCCGAGATGACCAGCGCACCCACCCAGGACCAGTCCCGGGTCCCGTCGGCGTTCTGCAGGCGCTCCCGTTCCCACAGCGCACCCATCCAGCCCGCCACCCCACAGAGGTACGCGAGACCCAGCATGACCAGTCCTACGACCCACCAGCTCACGAGGGCACCTCCCCGGTCTCCAGCAGGCGCAGCACCATGTTGAACGCGTTCTGCTCGCCCTCGTTGCGGTGGAACTCTGCGCGACCGTGCGGGTGGCTGTACCACCGATCAGCTTTGAGCTGTGCCACCTGTTGCGCCAGCGCGTTGACCGGCGGGAGGTCCAGGGGCTCCACGTCGTCGCCGAGGAGACGCAGCACGACCGAGGCCATCCGCTCCACGCCATCGCGGAACAGCACGGACACGTCCTGCTCCGCCGCCCGCTTCGCCGCGAGCCGGACCTGCCGCGCCAGCTCGCCCCGGTCGCCGCCCTTGGGGCCGACGCGCGGCACGGCCAGCAGCCGCTGCACGTTCTCCTGCGCCGTGATGAGTTCGACGCGCAGATCGTTGACCAGCGCCTCGGCCTTCTGGTAGGCCTCGAGCCGCTTGCGACTGTCTTCCAGCGTGCGGGCGATGGAGTCCAGGATCTGCTTGATGGAGACGCCTTCCTGCTCCACCGGCACCCCCAGCGCTTTGGCCACCACGCGCATGCCCACGTCCGACGCGGTCGTCGGCGTCATCAGCAACGCCCGCACCGCCGCGTAGAGGTGCTCCTCCGCCGCCGTGGCGCTCTGGTCGCGCTCCGCCCACTTCCCGGACTGCAGGCGGTGGCGCACCACCTTCTCGCCGTCGCGCTCCACCACCTCGTAGCCGAGCCACTCGCCGAGGTCAATCAACCCACCATGCATGACCCACCTTCTCCTTCCCAGACCGCCAGGTCCGCCAGCTGCTGTTTCATCTCCGCCACTTCCTGCGGGCCCAGGAACTTCGCCACCAGCCCCCAGAACATCTCTTCCGAGCACTGCACTTCCCACGTGACACGACCCCCGCGCACCACCGAGCTGAACACCAAGTCCGCCTCGTCGTGCAAGTCCCAGACCGCGTCCGGAGAGAACACCACCTCGTGCCCCGGGGAGACCTCCACGATCTCCGTCTGTGCCAACACTTCCTTCACGCGCTCCGCGACCTCGGCTGCGGGGAGCGGGGGCGGGAAGCGACGGGATCCAGCGCGCATGCGGTGTGCGGGCGTCGGCCCGAACTTCTCATGGTCAGTCACGACCAGCCCTCCCCCACGGCGTGTGCTCGGCCATGATGTGCGCCATCACCTTCTGTTGAAGCGGCCCGAAGCCCTGCGCCTGCGTGACCCGTCTCTCCCACGTCGGGCACCGCAGGCTGCGACACCGCGCCACGAACATCGCCAGGCCCGCTGTGGCGCCCGGCTCCGTCGTGTGGGTGATGAGGTGGTGGACCGCTTCCTGCGGCACCGCCCACACGTCCGGCTTCCCCGCCGCCTCCGCGAGGTCCGCCTCCCACTCCTGTGCGGCTCGGCGGCTCTGCGCACCACGCTTGTCGCCGTTGACCGTGCCGTTGGCCGCGCGCTCCGCGAGCTTCTTCTCGTTGTGTGCCAACACGTCGTACGGGTCGATGCCCAGCTCGTAGCACAGCCGGAGCCAGTACCAGATGACGTCGCCGAGCTCGTCCACGACCGTGCTGCGACGGGCGGGGGTGACCATGCCCCCGTCGTCCCGCGCGACCTTCTTGATCTGGTTGGCGATCTCGCCCGCTTCCCCGGCCAGCCCTAAAGCCACATACATCAGAGACTGCACGTCACCGAGACCCGCGAACGGGTACACGGCGGTCGTGATTGTTCTCTTCATGTGGTTGCGCAGGTCGAGCTGCGATAGAGGAAGGTCTACCTGTTCGCTCATGTGAGTTCACTTCCGTGAGTGCCGATGATGACCACGCTGCCCCGAACCTGGCTCAATGACAAGCAAGAACCCCAACCACGCCACGAAGAGGGCAACCACCCACGCCAGCAGGTTGAGACTACCGCGTAGCGCCAGCTCCCCGCCCCACGCCGTCTCCCCCGCAGCCACCACCAGCAGCGCCCCGAGCGTGCGGGTAAACCAATCGGGCTCGTACCCCAACACACGGAGTACGAACCCGGTGGTGCGCCACAACTTAGGCACGAGGACTCGCAATGATGTCGGCGCACGAGTCACACACGTAACCAAAGTTCTTCCACGGCGGTCCGTCCCCGTCGTACACCGCCTTGGCGAACCGCTCGCCCTCGCGAATGAGGTGATGATCGGGCCCGTCACGCCCCACCGCACACGCCTGCTCGAACTTTGCCGACAAGTAGAACCTGTCGATGAGCAGGTCGTCGGTGGGCTTGTCCTCCTTCAGCCCACGGCAGTCCGCGCACTGCCCCACGATCAGGTCGTGCTTCTCGCACCTATCCTCGGTCACTTGAACCACTCCTCCGGGAGGTGGATCTGCCCGGTCACAATGGCCCACACCAGCAACGCCGCCAGCGCCAGCAGGAGCAGGTTCCCGCTCCACGAACTACGTTGCCGACTCACGGCTTCCTCCAGCTCAGAAAGAACTGCCACGTACCGACGCGGAACTGGATGCCGCTGAGCTTGCGCCACGACTCCTGCCCGACCAAAACCGGGCCACCACCCTTCTCGGCATACAGCCAACAGAACCGTGGGGTCAGGAACCACGTGCTCCGGCGGATCCAGACGCGCTTGTCCCAGTTGCCGATGATGTCCCGCTTCTCGTGCGGCTTCAACCGATACGGCTTCATAGCACGCCCCATTCACGCACGGTCTCTAGGGCCTTCTGGGCCGCACCATTGGCGTGACTCACGTATACGAGGTACTCGTCCTGCTGGGTGGACAGGACCGCCGCGATCTCCGCCAGAGCATGGGAGAGTCGTCGCGCAGCCTCGGTGACGCCCTCCTCTCGTGCCGACGGCCCCATCTCCCCGCCTATCACCTGGCGCACGATGTTCTGCGGGCTGCTCATCGCGCAGCCCCCGGATCCGCCAGCCACTCGCGCGGGTCGATGGCGGGCGCGATGACCTGCGCTGCCTCCGGGCCGTACGTGTCAGGTCCCTCCCCCACCATCCACGAGACAGTCAGCGGGAGGTGCCACTGCGAGCTCGGATAGTTGTGCTTCGCGAACGAGTCAACCCGGTCCCGGATGCTGCACTTGCGGTCGAGGTCCATCGCGGCGAACTCGCACTTGCCTGTGAGATAGCACGCGGGCCGGAACATGTCGGCGATGAGTTCGAACTGCCATGAAGAGGAACGCTTGTCGATGTACGGAGTGCCGTCCATCGTGTTGTCCACGCGGTATGTCTGCGTTGCACCGTACCGGCGCAGCTCCTGCACGAAAGCGATCCACACGGCACGCCACTCGAACTGAGCCTGGGTGCAGAGACGACTCCCGCCGTGCTCCTGGAAGTTGCGCAGGTTCGTGACGTAGTTGAGGCGCGTGGTGATGTTGTGCGGCAACAGCCCCCGCGCGTCCTCGGCGGGGATGCCGTCATTCACGAGGTACTGGTAGGCATGCTGCACGATGAGGTTGGCGTAGCGCCACTTCAGGTAGTGCCGGACGTCCTGCGGAAGCCGGGAGAACCGCTCGCTGTTGGGATCAACGTCCGCGAATTCCTCGGCCAGTGCCTCCCCGACGGTCTGCCCCGGCAACCCGCCATCGACGGGTTCGTTGGCCCACGCCAGCGACGGAGGCAGCGCCACCCGTTCCGCAAACCCGTCCTCCACGACCGCGAACCGCAGGGACTCCTGTGCAAACACGGCCGTCCGCTGGCGCACCATCTGATGCGTGAAGGACCGCGTGACGCCCTCCACCATCCAGTGCAGCTGCACCGCCTCGAACGGCGCCTTGAGCTTGGTCTGCTGGATCTGCGCGAACATCTCCCGACGCTGGTCGTCGGTGACGTCCGCCAGGTCCCGCACCACGATGCCCTTGTACATCAACGCCATGGCTGCGATGGAGCCGAGGGGGTCGGGGTTTGCCGACAGGAGATGCACCTTTGGGCCCGTCGTGGCGTCCAGCGCCTCCGAGGAGAACATCGCCGTGTCCGCCCACTTCTGGACGGCCGTGGTCTTCTCGGGTCCCATCTTGGCCTCCCACTCTTGCCGCGTCACAGGGGTCTCCCAGTCCGTGAACTCCGTGCCTCTCATCCGCACCTCGCTCAGGGCCGCCCACTCGTCAGGCGTCTTCAGCTCATCGATCACAGGAATTCCCCCTTCGCGTGAATAATCATGCCCTCGTGGTGGCGCTGCATGGCTTCCTGCGCCGGGTCCGGTGCGACCCCCTCGCCGAGGCGCCGCACGGCCGAGGTAACGTCCGGCGGTGTGGTGAAGCCGTGGGGTTTGCGGTAGTTCCAGCACGACGGCTCTTCGCACTTGCGGTACTCCGCGTGGTCCGTGTGCACGCAGCCCAGATCCTGCCGGTGGAAGAACTGAATGCGGAGCCCACACGCGGCGGCGACCTGCATCTCCAGCCGCGCCCCCACGCTAGCCTCCCACCCCGGCAACATCCAGACGTCGGTGGCGTACTTGAGCATGTGGATGATGTCCTCGCGCAAGTAGCACGCGGCCGTGTGGTCTCCGCTCTTCACGTAGCTCGGCGGGCACTCGCCCTCGTGCAAGTACGGCGGGATGTCCTGCGGCACCAGCACAAGGTCGTACTGGAACTTGCGCAGGTTGCGCGGGTTGGTCAGCCGCCGCTCCGCCGCGCGGAACAACGGCCCGTTGAGATCAGGCTGGCCCGCGATGGGCCCGCTGATGTACGCGACTCTCTTCACTTCTTCCTACTCTCGTTCAAGGTGCGGTTCTGCCGCCGCACCGACTCGGCGCCATCGAAGCGACCCTTCCAGTACCACCCCGCCGTGTACGCGACGCCGAGGATGAAGATGAACCACGCGTCAGGCATCGGCCCTCCCCTGGATAGTGCGCATCGCGATCTCCGCGTACCGCTCGTACTTGTTGTTGGCGCGATTGTGGTTCGTGTTGAGCCACATGTCATACTGGCTCGCCGCCCACCCGCCCGTCAGAAAGAGCGCGGCATCG